CGCTAACACTGTATCTGCAACATCTGCACCTAAATGCGTTGAGTTCTGCTGGAACGATGATCCAGCGAGACCCATCTCCGAGGCAGAGCCATTGGAGTTAAAAGCAGGTGCAATTCTTTACGCTGGCTATAGTCAGGCGCTCTCTTCAGGAATGGTGTTTCATGCAATTCATATTGAGTACTGATATTGGCAGAAAAGAAAAAAACAAAGTCTAAGGTTAATCAAGCAGGTAACTATACCAAGCCTACTATGCGTAAGCGTTTGTTCAATAAGATTAAGGCAGGGACAAAAGGCGGTAAAGCTGGGCAGTGGTCAGCGAGAAAAGCGCAGATGCTTGCGAAGCAATATAAAGCTGCAGGCGGTGGATATAAGTAATGGCCCCGACGAAAAAGACTAAGAAGAGTTTAAAGAAACCTCAAAAATCTCTGGTCAACTGGGGAAAACAAGACTGGGGCACAAAATCTGGCAAGAAGTCAGCCGACACTGGTGAGCGTTACCTACCTAAAGCCGCAAGAAAAAATTTAACAGCAGCTGAATATGCAAGAACCACCAAGAAGAAGCGCGAAGACACCGCAAAAGGAAAACAGCATTCCAAGCAACCTAAAAAAATAGCCAGTAAAACTAGGAAATACAGATCGAAGGCGTAGGCTATGTTAAGACGTGTACCATTACAGCCCGGTGTTAACAAAGACGACACGGCTTATTCACAGGAAACGGCAGCATTTATTGACGCTGACCATGTGCGTTTTCGTCGGGGGCGTGCGCAGAAAATTGGTGGGTTTAGTGCTGTAAGTTCAGATGCGTTGGATGGTACACCAAGAGGCATGTTTGCATGGCGCGACAACGCCACGGTAAAGTATCTCGCTGTGCATACAAATCTGCGACACTACGTTTGGGCTGGCGGCGCGGCATATAACATCACACCTATCCGATCTTCAGGTACATTGGGTGCCAACCCGTTTGTAACAGTCAGTGGTTCAGCAGCTGTTACCGTGACACACACGAGCCACGGTTTAATTGCAAACGATTTTGTGACGTTCACCAACGGTGACGCAGTGGGTGGTTTAGATCTCGATACTACATTTCAAGTCACCAGTGTAACTAATGACAACACCTACATCATTACGGCATCGAGCAATGCATCTAGCAGTGCAACAGGCGGCGGCAGTTCAGTTGGGTTTTCATACGAGGCTACGACAGGTCGAAGTGCTGGTGTTCCGGGCCTTGGCTGGGGTACATCGACATGGAATGCGAGTACTTGGTCATCGGCAAGATCGGCAACAGGTTTGTTGTTGCGTACAGTAAGTTCAGCGCAGTTTGGTGAAGACCTGTTATTCAACCCACGGTTCGAAGGTCTATGGAAGTGGCCCCTCGACGTAACCGCAAGAGCAACGCAGATCTATCAAAACGCCAACGGCGAGGTGATAGCACCAAGCGAAATAGGTTCTATGTTCGTATCGCCAGAACGACATGTGTTCTTGCTGGGCACAAACATGGATGCCGCAGGCGTGACAGGTACATTCAATCCGATGCGGGTTATGTTTAGTGATCAAGAGGATGACTCAACCTATATAACAACGGCGACGAATTTAGCTGGTGATGTTGTGTTGTCCGAAGGCAATCAGCTGGTAGCGGGAACGTCAACACGTTTGGTTAATCTGCTCTTCACAGACACAGCGTTATATACAGCCAGACATATCGGTGACATTGACTTTGTCTACGACATACAGCTTGCGGGTTCCGCATGTGGATTAATCAGCCCTAATGGGTTTGCCGTTGTGGATGGTAAATGTTTTTGGATGTCTAACACAAAACAGTTTTTTGTTTATGCAGGCGGTCAACCGCAGGTTATTCAATGCACCGTGCAGGATCATGTGTTTGACAACCTTTCAGCGGCACAACGCGAAAAAGTATATGCATCACATAATTCTGAGTTCAACGAAATATGGTGGTTATATCCGCATGATTCCGATGAGTGTGATCGTTACGTTATATATAACTATATAGAAAACACTTGGTCCATTGGTACGTTTGACCGCACCGCAATGATTGACCGTGGTGTATTTGACGTGCCGCAGATGGTGGATTCAAGTGGGATAATCTATGCGCACGAAGATTCAGCTAATGCAAACGGTTCGGCATTCGAAGCGCATATCGAAACAGCGCCTATGGATCTAGAAGATGGTGAGCGTGTCATGGAATTGCGTAGGATAATACCTGACTTGATCTTATCGTCAGGTGGTTCTGTAGATTTTACCGTAAAGCATAGACGCTATCCTGTTGCGACAGAAACAACAGAGACATCACAGCAGGTCACAGAAACAACGAGCAAGTTAGACTATCGGGTGCAGGCGCGGCAGATGTCACTGCGTATAAGCTGTAACGGTGTCAACGATGATTTCAGGCTAGGAGACATTCGCATGGATGTTACACCGGGTGGATATAGATGAGTAGATTTCCTGAGTTTATAAATGATATGAACAACTGGGCACGGCAGTTCAGTGAAGTCGCACAGAATGATAGTGATGAACAGTCTAGACGCATCAGAATCCTTGATGGAAAGACAACAAAAGCGTATACTTCGAACGAACGCGACAACCTTATAAATCCAAATGTCGGCGCAATAATTTACAATAAATCGCTTGGGGTATTCCAAGGTTACGACGGTGACGGTTGGTTTGATTTTTATCAGAAACCACAGGCGAGTTTTACATTGCAACGCACGTTGGGTGGTAGGTCGTTATAATGCAGGGAATCACAAGTCTAGAAGGTCACGACAAAGCAAACAACAGGATGCGTAATAGTTTACGCATGGTTGTCCCACAGCTTTCCGACGAACAAAAAGACAAAATTATGCAGGACATAATGCAGACGGTTAGTCCTCAACCAGAACCTGCCATGCCTGATAACGTAGAGCCTAATATCATAAATGTCGGTGGTCAACAGTATGACATGGACCAGCTACAGCAGATGCCAATGCAGGCGGCTGATGGTTTAGCGGATATGGGACAGGGTGGTGACACCGAACTCGCACACATGGATCCAGAAACCATAGCAATGGCACAGGCAATGGGTATTCTACCCGAAGCGAAACAGAATGTGATGACAGGTCTTCCTGCTTTTTCTGCAACTGGGGGAGGAGACTCAGGTGCAGATGAAACAGGGGGTGTAAGTCAATCAGAAGACGAAGCATCACAAAGAGACGACCCCGCTGAAGTTGGGGAAGTGAACGCTCCATCCGTTGCAGAGGAAGCAGCAGCTGCATCAGTAAGTCAAGCTGATTTAGATTCTTATGATAGAGCATTTTCTAATCAAATGTCTAAGCAACAAGAGATAGCAGCCATGAATACTGGGCACCCCGGTTATGATATATCTGCAAAAACTTTTGCTGTACCGCCTTCTAAGCTCGTAGGAAAAACACCTAAACAAAAACAAAGTATAGTAGATGCCTATCAAAATGCTAGACTTTCAATAAATCCGACCAATGCGCAGTTGGATATGAATGCTGAAACTGAGATGGGCTTTCAAACAGCCAACCCCGGAATATCACAGGCTGTAGGTATCGCTGGAACACTGATGGGATTGGCTGTTCCCGGCGTTGGTCTGGCAACGACGTTAGGCAACGTGGCAAACACTATAGCAGAACAACCAACCCTCATGGATTTAGCGGTCGGCAACCCTACGATGACAAGCACAGCTGTAAGTGGGATTAAAGACAGTGTATCAGGTTTTGGTAAGTCAATAACAGATGCACTTTCAGGGATAGGCAGTCTGGTAGGGGGTACACCTGATGATTCAAGGGATGAACTAAGCGACAACGAAGATCCAATTCTGCAGACAGTAGAGGATGACTTGGGAGTAGACGACGCTGTACCACCTGTTGCTGGTGTAAATGCGGAGCAGGAGAAACTCATAGCAGAAGGTTATGATCCAGCGACAGCGGAGTTAATTGTCGAGAACTTCCGCAGTGTCGATGCGTTTAAACAATCTTACAGGTCTAGGTTTAATGCCGAACCATCAGCATCTGAAATGAATGATCCAAGCAGACAATCATTTATAAACATACGGCGCGGTCAGATTCAGGGAATGACATAATGCACAATGGTATCATGGATGTTGCACAACAGATGCAAAGACTTGGCAGGGATGGTGATACTATATTAGCGCACATCAATCCGCGTGAAATGCAGGCGCTAATGAATATGGGTGGTCGTGGTTCGATAAACCCAGCCACGGGTTTGCCAGAGTTTGCCCCGATTGATCCTTTATATTATTTATCGGTTAATCCGCAGGTAATGCAGCAGGCAAAATCTGCGACAAGGGCGGCAGGCATACAGCCGGGACCAGAATTTCAGGCAAACATGTTTAGAATTGCGCAGGATCACTACGATGCGTTTGGCGAAGCTGAAGGTAGAGCGCCTGATGCAAGTCTAGCTCCCGGTCCATCAACAGATTTTGACGCTGAGTTTTATGCGGCGAGAAACCCCGACGTGGTTGCGGCATATGGTAATGATCCCACAGCACTAAAGAGACACTATCTACAGTTTGGTGTTGCGGATACCGTGTTCTCAGGGGATCAAACACAGGGTAGGTTGGGTAATCCCAATCAAGTTGTGGCACCGCCTGAAGAAACATTTGATGGTGCTTTCTATGCGGCAAATAACCCTGATGTTGTCGGTGTTTATGGTTCTGCACCAGATCGGTTATACAGACACTTCCTCGATTATGGGCAGGCAGAAGGCAGGCTAGGTAAAGCACCTTCCACTGTCGATATGCCTGAAGGTCCGGGTACTGGCGGCGGCGGTGGTGGCGGTGCTGGTGGTGGTATAAATTTAGTGGCACCACCCGCTATACCAGATGGCAGGGCATACAGCCCAAGGGTTGGTGGTGACACATATCAGCCAGTTGACTATAGCGGGTTAGATGTAACCCCAGAAGACACAATTGATCTGTTAGCGGAGCAAGGTGTCGGTGTTCGTTATTATATCATGGTCCTTAACCAAGATGGTCAGATGGTAAAGGAATATGTCCCAGCCAATACGCCGGGAGCAATACGAGAAGTAACAGGGGTTTATGGATCAACAGGCAGAGGTACTGGAATGCATGATTTTTATCCAAACGAGTTAGGCTTTATACCAGAAGAACTAGATGTGTCTGGTATATTGGGATTAGATCCTGAGTAATGAACAATTAACGACAACAGCAACAACGAAGGATGACGTAGTACCACTAGCGCATTTCCTGATTGAACAGTTTCATAACGAGTATCGGGAACACTATCCTGCAGTAGATGTTGAGAAGGTTATACGCTATATTGCAGACCATATAATAAACGGCAGAGGCTATGTCGTCAGACTGAATAATGATATAATCGGGGCAGCTTTAGTCAAGGAAGCTGACTATTGGTTCTCGAACGAAACCTTCCTAAACGAAGGTGTGTTTTATGTCAGTGCGAAGGCACGACGTACACCAGCGGCAAAGCTGCTACTTAACGAGCTTAAAGCATACGCTCGCCAACTGAATCTCCCGCTGATGATCGGTGTCACAACGGGGGATAGGTTAAAAGCTAAAGATAAATTTTTCGAAATGAATAGCTTTAAGCGAGTAGGTGGTATGTATGTGTTGCGGATCTAACACTCAAACAACAGTTCAAACTCCTGAAGTTCCAGATTGGCTAGAGGACTACTACCAGTACCAGACAGCCGCGCAGAAGGAACTCTATGATACGGCACGGGATATCTACAGGCAGAGACAGGAATTTCCTCTATACAGCGAGCCTAGGATACAAGACTTCACCACTGACCAGATGGGTTCATTCAACCTAATACGCGATAATATTGGTATCGCAGATCCAAGCCTTGAGGCGGCGGTTGCGAGAAACACGGCAGGTGGTAGAACATTCGCTGACCTTGGTGGTACAAACTACGCCGCCGATGCAAACATAGCTCCAACCGCAATGACTACGGCAGGTCTTTCACCCTACCAGTCGATGTACAGGGAAGGTGTGATTGACGACACTATCGATGACATGCGTCAGGAATTTGAACGACAGGGTCTAGCGCGACAAGGAGCCGCTCAGAGGGCAGGAGCTTTCGGTGGTAGCCGTCACGGGTTAATGGATGCGATGGCACAAGAGGACTACTTGGACAGTGTTGGACAAGTGACAGGTCAGCTACGTGATCAGGGTTTCAACACGGCGATGGGTGCATTTCAACGAGATCAGGAGTTAGGTCTTAGAGGAGAGACCGCGCAGGAAGAAGCAAATCGTGCTGCAGCTGCATTAAACAGGGCAACATTTCAAACAGATCAGGAGCGTCTGTTGCGTTCAGGTGCGCTGGCAGGTGACTTGGCTGGTTTACAACAGCAGTCACTCTTCGCAGATGCAAGCGCATTACAGGGGCAGGGGGCACAACAGCAGTCGTTCGGTCAGCTGGGTCTAGACCTCGCTCGTCAGGATGAACTCACCCAGCAACAATATCCATACGGACAGCTTGGATTTCTGCAGTCAGCAATGACAGCAACACCGTTTAACCCTGCAATCTTTACGGGGCAGACAACGACGGCACCGGGACCATCGACGCTGGGACAACTAGCTGGTCTTAGTATTGCGGGTATTGGCGCTTTGAGCGGGGGTCCGGGGTTAGCGGCAAATAGTGGCAGTCTTTTTGGCGGCATATCAAGTTTATTCCAGTAAGCAGGTAGGTATTTAATGGCAAGAGGTATAGCAGACATATATTTCAATCCGGGTCGTGGCGGCACCAGCTACAGGACTGGCTACGTTGACAGACCACAACAGATTATGTCGGACAAGCAACGAGCTAATTACCTGTCTACACCGCGATTTGTTGACGGTAGAATAATTGGTCCAGATCGAACCATTGCATTAGGCAGTGGAATGTCTGGTCCAGACGCTCTAAGCCGCAGTGGTATAACCAGCCTGCCATCCGCTGGCAGTACGCAAGGCGTAAGCCGAATGCAGTCAATGGGTAATGCGCTTGGCAACATGTTTGCTGGTGCGCGATTAGATCCACGCAGTCCTTTAAACTCGTTGCGGCAATCACAAAGACGGGTGCCGCCTAGGGCTAATATAACAACATCTCAAGTTCCAGCAAATCGCGGCAGTATCTCAAACCTTGTGAATCAGGGCATGGCAAACATGCGCACAAATCAGGGATCTGCATTAAGGGAACCTGATGTAATGCAAACGGTTGTGCCGTCTGCACCAACAATGAATGCAAATGCAAATCGTGACCGTGCGACAATGCAGGGTTTAACAAATGTGGACTTAGGCAGAGTAAGTTCGGAAGTTAAACAAGGAAGCGCCAACCTTGGTAACCAGATCATGGGAATGGTGTCGGATACTTATGCTTCAGTCATGGGTAAGATGCCTAGTTCCGAAGAAGTACGGGCGATAACAAAAAAAGCGATAGATAAATTTAAGTCGGTTGATACGCGATTAAAACAATCGAGTGCAGACATAACCAAGCTAGCTGTTGCGGCTGTTCGATCTGCTGTGTCTGATGCGCAAGCTGGGACTGTGGGCGAGTCTTATTTCGAAAATGATATGCCGCCACAACAACGTAAGCGAGGTGGGATTTCAAGATTTGTAGAGAAGGCGGCATCCCAAGTGGGCACAAATAACAAACAGCCAGCACAGGGTATAGGTAGTCTAGAACAAATGGCTATGGGACCGGGAATGCAGTCACCAACGCAAAGCCCACCCCGTGTGTTCATGGAAGACGGCAGTGAGATAGGTTCTGGACAAGGTGGACTCCCGACACCAGCAGTGAAGGCTATACCGACAACAGCGGCTGGGGCAAAAGCAGACGCTGGTATGATGACAGGTCCAGAGGGTGCTGTTCCAGACAGCATGGCTACACCGCTACCAGACGCAGTGATGGATCCAACCGATAGCGAGCTTAATGCAGGAATGGATCAGGAGTTAGACAACCGTGCCCCTGCAGAAAAAACTGAAAACGATTTTGCAAATATGACCTTGGTCGAACTAGGTCTGAACATGATGGCATCTGATAAGCCTACTGTGCTTGGAATGTTTGGTGATGCTGCTCAGAAAACTTTAGCAGCCAAAACAGTGCGGGAAGAAAAAGCGGCTGATCGAAAACTTAAACAAGACATGGCACAGCTTGAGCGTGATTTTAGAATGGGTGAAGGTGACAAGAACCGTAAGCTAGAGCAACAGAAAATTGACAACATTTATGAAGCGCGGATGGCAGAAGTTAAATTTCAAAGTGACAAACTTGGCATTGACGAAAAGCTAGCTGATGCACGGATTACTGCTTTAAGAGCAGAACAAAGTCTATCTAAAAAGATGTTCGGTCTCAAAGAACGTGAACTGACATCAAAAGACATTCGAGCAGATCAATCACTTTATCAAACTTTGTTTAAATCAACGGCAGATCTGGTGATTGCGGCAAACAAAAACAACTACAGCCTTAATCGAATGGAACCATCGAAAGCCGCCGAAAAACTTTCGGCACTGGTAGAGCAACGGCTACTAGCTACAGTGGGAAGTTCTTCTGCTCGTCGGGCTTTCAACTCACCAGCCTTTAAAGAATTTTTAAATAACCAGTCCCTTAAAAAATATGGCGGCAAGGGTGGTCCTAAAATAATGGGAAGCTACTCCGCTGACGGTGGCTTGACTATGAATAAGGCTGACTAATTAATGGCCCAGTTAATTGATGTTCAAGGTGTAGGGATTTTATCCTTCCCAGATGGTATGCCATCACAGGAAATAGAACGTCTTTTGAAAAGAGACTTTTTCCAAGACACCCCGCCAGCACAACCAGTTGCAGACCAAACAGCGCAACCAGTAGACCCGGTAGAACCACCCGAACAGATGGGCGAGTTTGCTAGGGGGCTGGCACGGGGCACAGATGAAATGCAGGCTGGGTTATTTGGCACTGCGGAATCACTTGCTGGACAGCTTGGCTTCGAAGATGCAGAAGAATATTTCAAAGAAGGTAGGCTGGAACAAACCGCAGAAGCCGAGCAGTATGAACCGCCAAGAGTAGGTTCTATATACAAAGTAGAATCGCTCGACGATGCCGCTGACTGGGCGCTCTCCACGCTAGGTAGTGCAATACCATCGTTGGGTGCAACCTTTGGCACCGCTGGTGCAGTGGCTGGTGGTATAGCGTTATCGCCAGTTACAATTCCCGGTCTAGCAACAACTGCTCTTGTATATGGTACGGGCTGGTTGACAAGTACGCTTATCAATGCTGGCGATGTATATAAGAGTTTACTAGAAGAAGGCGTGAGCAAGGATGATGCCCAGCAATTTGGGTTAGGTGCAGGCGGCATCATGGGTGCGCTGGATGTGGCACCAGTACTTAAAGTTATAACCGACATTATTAAATCACCGCTCAAAGAATCCGTAAAGAAAAACGCTATACGACGCATTACCAAGGATGCCTTGAAGTTAGCCGCTGTTGAGGGTGTAACGGAAAGCGCACAAGAAGGTGTCAAAATGTCAGCGGAAGCACTGGCTACGGGGAAGCCGATACCGCTTGAAGAAGTGCAAGAGCGATTGGTCAACAGTCTCGCTGGCGGCTTTTTGGTTGGTGGTACGGTGGGTAGCGCAACCTCAACTGTGTCCACAGCTGTGCGGGGCAGGCAGGCACGTCAGGAAGAA